TTTTTGTTTTTATCCAAAGGTTTTTAGCTGACGTAAAATCTACATTTATGCTTTCGCAAGCGTCATAAATCCCTTCATTTGTATCTAATAATCGGCTTTTGTTCCTTTTTATATATCTTGAAAACTGGTTTCTTTCTATATTTACTCCTAATTTTTTTACTATTTCTATTGCTTCAATTCCCTCATTTTCGTTTAATATTTTTGTAATCTTGTCGTCATAACAATTCCATTGTGAACTTTTTCTTTGATTTGACATATTTTTTTTGTTTAAGTTTAATTATTTTCATATAAAAAAATAGCACGCAAAATTAATTACGTGCTATTTATTTTTATTTAAAATGGTAAATCGTCCGCTTCTTCTTCCAAATCGATTTCGGTTTCTGGAATTGCATCTGTTGATTTTTTAGCAAATATTTTAAGATTACCAAAATATGGCAATACAACTAGTTTTGCTTTTTCAGCTCCTAAAGCTTTCCAAATATCGGAAGGCAATTTCTGAACTTGAAACCCCCAGTTACCGTTAGTGTCCTCACTATCCATTGTTACTACATCTGTTTGCATATAAACAGCCCCGTCTTTTTCAGTTAAATAATTGTCATCAATTGGAATAACCAAACATTTTTGTCCTGATTTTGCAACTATAATTTTGTGTTGCAATTTTGTAAGCGCTACGCTCATTGCGTATGATTGTAATTTTGCCATTATATTGTAATTTAAATTTAGTCTACTCTATTCAGTTTTCGACGCCCCTGTTTTTCTTCTTTCTTCTCTTAATTGGTATTCTCTTTCTGAAAGATGTTTTTTTGTTTCTCTTGCCGTTTTGTAAAGATTGGCATAAGTTTTATCTTTCATATTTTCCTGCCAGTCATTTACTTCTTTTGTAACGTTTTTTGAATTAAAATAACGCTCCTTTATTTCGTTTGGAATTTCGTTGAATTCATCTTCTCTCATTTTTATAAAAACTTCTCTATTGCTTTCCATTAGTTTAGTGTTTTAATTTTGTTTTCTAAATCCAATACTTGTTTTTGCGTGGCTTTTCTTGTTCCTTTTTCTACCGCTAAGAGGTATTTTTCGAGAACTTCTTTAGGTTGCTGTATTAATTCTAAAAATTTTTCATTTGAAATATTTTCAATTATTTTTGCGGGTTCGGCAAATTCTTTTGTCATTTCAGCTACATATTTAACGTCATCAAAAAGTCCCATAAAAATATCGGCATTAAATCCAAGTTTAGAAATTGCTTTTGTCAAAGTGTCAGTTTCTAATTTTTTTGCAAAATTATCATCAATTTTTGTTTTTGCATTATCTGTAAATAATGCCTGCGCATTCTTAATTGGAAACTCTCCGTCTGGATAAAAAAATACAGCGTGCAAAATTACCAGTCCAAAATCAGCCACTAATGTATAATCAAAATCAAGGCTTTTAAACCCCCAATTCTTACCATAAGAACCGAATTGTTCAGTTACATTTTTTATCTGGTATTGTGGCGAAATAGATGTAATTTTATTGCCTTTTATATTTGCTTCTTTGGTGTATTTTGGATTTGTTTTTTGTACTAAATCCCATAGTTCTAAATTTTCTTTACTCATAATTCCTATAATTTAAAAATCCCTGATAAAATCCAAACGGTCAGATTTGGCATATCAGGGACTGAAAATAAGTTTTGTTTCAATTCCTGACCGAATTGTTTTGTAAATGTAGTGATTTTATTCAAACAAATCTAATTGATTTACAGTTAATTTTTATAACTCTTCCAAAACCGATTCTTTTTTTAATCGTTCAGCTTTAATTACTTTTTCGCTTCTAACTAAATCAGATATTTCTTCACGAAGTTTTAAAATTCTTTCTATTAAATCTTTCATTCCTTAAACATTTTAATTGACGTTTTTTTAATTCCAATTTTAGTTTCTTTTTTATCGTGACCCACTAATGTAAGTTTGATAAAAGAATGTTTGTCGCTTAAAGCATCGTAAATAAAATTTACTGATTCTTTTACGTAAAGATTTTCGTTTCCTTTAATCGTTGTTTTTACTGTTGTTTTCATTTTTGTTTTTTTTTTATTTTATTAATTCTAATCCATCCAAAAAGATTGTTATATCCAATCACATAAAATTGTCCAAATTCGTTAATCTTAACTTCTAAATCTGGATAAAGCTCGCCTTGATACCCTATTCCTGTAAATTTAAAGCCGTTTGTGTTTGGAATATGTCTAAGATCTAATATTTTAATTTTCATTTTTTTTTAATTATTTGTAATTTTTTAAAATCCAATCCATTAGTTATAATGCATTTATCCCTAGCTTTAACCGCGTCAATTATTTCGGTGTAAAATCCACATTCGTACAATATGCCTTTTTCACGAATAGACGCGTGCCATTGTTGTTTTTGACGGTTCCACGATGCGCCTTTATATTCTTTTTCCATAAGTTTCTTTTTTAAATTTTCTAAATGAATCGTAATCCGGTGCTTCTTTTTTATTCATTGAGCTTTCAAAAGTTAGGTATTCAAATTTTCTAACATAAAATAAATGCTCAAAAATTAACACTTGTTGGTATTCGTCAAAGTATTTTTTTTTTCCAGAAGTATGAACTGGAATAATACCTAGTCTCTGTATAGCTCTGAAAACAAGTTCCCAATCGATACCGCATATTTTTGCAATATCATTTATGTTTAACATAGTGTTTTGTTTCTTTGTATAGTTGCTCGATTCTTTTCAAGGCTTCTTGATGCTCTTTTTTCAGCTCGTCACCTGTTTTAAATGCGAATATAAGAGCGACTATCGCGGTGAATAAAAGTATGCAGGCGATTAATAATGGTAGGGCTAGCGGGTTCATAATATTGTATTTTTATCGATTGCTAAATGTTTTAATTCTAGTTTCATGATGTTACTTTTTTATTAGTTGTTTTAATTTATTCAAAATAAGCGTGTTTTCAGTTTGCTCCAAAATCTCAACACATTCTGCAATTACTTTTTTGTATTTTGCTATTTTTGCGCAAAGTTCCATGTTCCATTCTTGTTGTGCTTCGAGTTCGGTTTGCGGCTCGCATTCTATTTCATTTATTGGATTTAACGGGCTGTGTTCGGTGTATGTGTCTAGGCTCATTTTGTAGTTTTTAAAAGTTCAATAAATTCGGCTTCTGTTATTTCTGTTTTGTGTTCACTTTCGTATAGAACCGTAAAACAATAAACACATCCACTTTGATCTGGGTCAATAGAATTGTAGAATTGATTACCGTATTCTTTATCGTAAACAAATAAACCATCAATCCACATCTTTAAACCATTGTCAATACATAATTGCTTCATTCTATCGCATTGTTCCTGCGATTCCATTATTACGTAAGTGTTGTATATTGTTTTCATAATTATGTTTTTATAATATATATTAATGATAAAAGTGTTATAAACGAAAGTATGTAATAATAAGTGTCTATTTTAGCGGTATAAACAGAAAAAATAAATAATGATAAAGAATACGGTAATCAATTCTACAATTCTATTGATCCAGACCAAAGTGGATGTGTTTATTGTTTTACGGTTCTATACGAAAGTGAACACAAAACAGAAACAACAGAAGCCGAATTTATTGAACTTTTAAAAACTACAAAATGAGACTAGACACCTACACCGAACACAACCCGCTTAATCCAATAAATCAAACTGAATTGCCAGAAATAGAGCTTACCGAACTTGAAGCTCAGCAAGAATGGAACATGGAACTTTGCGCAAAAATAGCAAAATACAAAAAAGTAATTGCTGAATGTGTTGAGATTTTAGAGCAAACTGAAAATACCCTTGTTTTGAATAAATTAAAACCTTATTTATAAATTAATCAAAAAAATAGAAAAAAATGGAATTTAAAGGAACAAAAGGAGAATGGATAGCAAATTTAGAATATATGCCAGACCATACAATTGTTGAAGTAACGTCCGGAGATAGCAACACAGAAGACTGGGCAATGTTCACGCTTTATAATGCTAAAGATAGGAAAACACAAGAGGCCAATGCAAAATTAATCGCAGACGCAGGAACTACAATAAATCAATGCGATCTACTTCCAAGCGAGCTATTAAGTCAAAGAAATGAAATGTTAGAAATGTTGGGAAAAATAACATTGGTTTTTGATATGTTTACATTTCCTACTGAACAAAATTTAAAAGATTATTCGCAAGAAATAAAACAACTAATCAAAAAAGCAACATTATGAACCCACTAGCCTTACCACTATTAATCGCCTGCATACTTTTATTCATTGCGGTATTAGCTCTTATCTTTGCATTTAAAACAGGTGACGAACTTAAAAAAGAGTATAACGAAGCCTTAAAAAGAATTGATGAACAGGACAAAGAAATAAAATATTATGTCAATGAAAACAATAAGTCAAATAGCTAAAGAAGCGGGCGTAACTTATAGAGACGTTTATTCGGTAATTATTGCAAATAAAATAACGCCCGTAAGCTACAAAGAACACGAAAGATACAGGCTATACGCTCAAATACAAATTGATTTGATACATAAAGTACTATATTTTGAACGTAAATGTAATGTAGTTATTTTAGAAAGTTCAATGAATAAAAAAGAGGCGCCTGATTACGATGCGTTTAGAAAATTTAAAAAAGAAACTTATGGAAAAATTAATTAGCATGACTGATTTTGTTTTAGAGCAAATGAAAAATACAGAAACATTGAAGGATAATTTTGTAAAAACAGCAGCTTATGCAAAATTCTTAAAACAAACTTTAGAGCTTTGGATGTTTGTTCCTTGTGATGAAGATGGTAATGTTATTAAAGAGCCAACTGCAAGATATAAAAGTAATGAGGCAAGATGGGGGACTTCTATTGAAACTGACGAATGGAAAGAATACCAACAAGCAAAAGAAAGATGTTTGTTTGAGTGTTTTGAATTTACAGAAAGTCAAAAGTTTTCAACTGTAAATAAAATTAAAAATTCTGTTCATTGGTACACAAAAGACAGGTTATATTTAACCACTAAAAAAGAAGATGGCTATCATTCGTATTTTCAATTATTTACCGTTGAAGATTTAATACAGTGCGAAATACAACTAACCACAACAGCACAAAAACAATTATCATTATGAATAAAAAGCAAAAAATAAACATGCATAAATTCTATGCGATTATGTCACTTTTACAGGATAATTTAGACGATCTAAAAGTAACTACGCCGCGAATGCAATTCTTAAAAGACAATCTTAGTGAGTTTTGCGAGATACTAAACAACGAATGTGCCGGGACATATACCATTCAAAAGACTACTTATTTTGTTGAAATGACAAATAAAATTGATACGATTATAAGGAAATATTTTAATCCAGATATGTAATTTAATTTCATTCTAAATACTTTTATCACTACATTTACATAACAATTCGGTCAGGAATTGAAACAAAACTTATTTTCAGTCCCTGATATGCCAAATCTGACCGTTTGGATTTTATCAGGGATTTTTAAATTTTAGGAATTATGGACTTATCAAAAACAATCATTCCAAAATCAGATCAATTAAATGCTGATGATTTGATTTCAGGAACAAAAACAATCAAAATTCGAGATATTAAAGGCGGAGACGATGAAGCGCAACCTGTATCTATTTATTTCTACGGAGACAACAACAAGCCATTTAAGCCGTGCAAATCTATGCGTAGGGTATTAGTTCAGTTATGGGGTGCTGATGGTTTAAAATACATCGGTCGCAGAATTACATTATTTCGTGACGATACTGTAAAATGGGCGGGTGTTGAAATTGGAGGTATTAGAATTAGTCACGCGTCACATATTCAAGAATCTACACGCGTACTTGTCACAATGGCAAAAAACAAACGTGCTCCAATGACTATTGAAGCGTTACCTTCGGTAGAAATAAAAGATTTAGAAGCCGCTAAAAAAGCAATTAAAGATAAAAAAGCAACGTTAATTGCTATCTTAGAAAAATACGATTTAACCGATGAACAATTAAAAGCTTTACAAGATGAAACAGTTTAAATGTAGAGCGTCAAAGATTGGTTTATTAATGACTAATCACTCAGGAAAATCATATAAGGAACAATACGAGGATGCTTTATTGAAAAAAGAATCTTTAAACATAAGATTGTCTGAATTTAAAAATAAAGATTGTAAAACATCTGTACAAATTGTTAATGAAAAATTACCTGAAATTGAGAAAGAAATAATTAGATTACATCCACTTATTAATGAAATAATATTAAGCGAAAGTGCAAAATCTTATTGTAAAGAATGGCTTATTTCCGAATTTACAGGAAAGAAAAAAGATATTAAGTCTAAATACCTCGAACGCGGAAAAGCAATGGAGGAAAAAGCGATTGAAAGGGTTGCTAAATATTATAATTGCGAACTAACAAAGAATGAAATCGAGTTAGAAAACGAATATTTTACAGGAACTTACGACACTAAAAATATTGAAAGAGTAATTGATACCAAAGTACCTTTTGATGCTTTTACATTTCCTTTTTTTGAACCTGAACCTGATAAAGATTATTACGGTCAATTGCAAGGATATATGAACTTAACAGAATTAATAAATGGTAGTTTATGCTATTGTTTAGAAAACGGAAGTAACGAACAAATAGAACGTTTATCTTGGCAAATTGCTAAAGATTTAGATAAAGACGAGCCTGACATGTCGGAGTGGGATGAGGCAGAAATGCAACTTAACTACGATCATTTACCTGAAAACTTACGTATAAAAGCTTATGAATTTGGATATAATGAGGATTATATAAAAAAGGCTGAATTAATGGTTTTGGCTTGTAGAAAATATATTGAAACAGAATTATTAACACAAATAAAATTATAATTATGGAAATCACAGGAAAAATTAAATTTATCGATGCCACAAAAGAAGTAGGCTCAAATAACTTCAAAAAGCGTGACGTAGTAGTCACCACAGACGAGCAACACCCACAACACATTTTAATACAATTCGTAAAAGATAAATGTGATTTGTTGGATGCTTTTCAAATAGGTAAAGACGTCACTATTGGCATTAATTTACGGGGCAATGAATGGACCAATCCAAATGGAGAAACTGTTTATTTCAATACTATTCAAGGTTGGAGTATTAAATAAAAATAAAAAGCACGCAAAATTAATTGCGTGCTTTTTATTTTGTATATTTGCTTTATAGTGTTCGGGCAGGTTCGCTATAATTAAGACTTTTTTAAAAAGCTCACAAAAGTAAAGCCTGCCCGCTTGAAATTGTGGGCATTTTTTATATAAAATTATGAATGATTACGAAAAATTTTTAGAACAGAAAAAGCACTCAATAGGCAACTTTGGTTTTGAAGCAAATTACATCCCGGACATTGCTTTTGATTTTCAAAGGTTTATTATTGAAAAAGCTATTAAAAAAGGAAGGACTGCAATTTTTGCAGATACCGGGCTTGGTAAAACTTTAATTCAATTATCAATTGCAAAAAATATCGTTAACCATACGAATAAAAATGTATTGATATTAACGCCTTTAGCGGTTGCGTTTCAGTTTATTTTAGAGGCTCAAAAGTTAGGTATTGACGATATAGAATATTCAAAAGACGGCAAACACACAAAGAAAATAGTTATTTGTAATTATGAAAGATTACACTATTTTAATGAGAATGATTTTATAGGGGTAATTTTAGATGAAAGCAGTATTTTAAAAAACTTTGACGGTAAAATTAAAGGCCAGGTTACGTCATTTATTAAAAAAATACCATATAGGTTTTTAAGTACCGCAACACCTAGCCCAAATGATTTTATTGAATTAGGGACAAGTTCAGAAGCTTTGGGATATATGGGATATATGGATATGCTGGGTAAGTTTTTTAAAAACAATCAAAATTCAGTTGACAGCAATAACCGAAACATTGGAGAAAAATTTTATTTAAAACCACATGCTGAAAAAGATTTCTTTGCATGGGTTAACCAATGGTCAATTATGGCAAAAATGCCAAGTGATTTAGGATTTTCAAACGAACGTTATAAATTACCTGAATTGATATTAAATAAGCACGTTGTAGAAAACCAATCTTTAATAGATATTGACGGCCAGATACAAATGTTCGTACCAATTGCTAAAAGTATGACAGAGGTTAGACACGAGCAAAAGCAAACTGAGGAAAAAAGATGCGAAAAAGCTATTGAATTAGCACAAGGAAAAACATCTGTTTATTGGTGTAATACTAATAACGAAAGTAGTATTTTAAAACATTCAGATTTAAACGCGGTTGAGATAATTGGATCTTAAAGTATAGAACGTAAAGAAGAAATTCTTTTAGCTTTTGCTAATGGAGAAATTGAAAGGATTATAACCAAAGCAAAAATGACGTCTTTTGGTTTGAACTGGCAGCATTGTAATCATTCTGTATTTTTCCCTACTTGGTCCTACGAACAGTATTACCAATCTATAAGGAGGTTTTGGAGGTTTGGACAGCAAAACGATGTTACTATTGATTTAGTTGTTTCAGACGGACAAACAAGAGTGTTAGAAGCCTTACAACAAAAAACAGAAAAAGCAATCCAATTACACAAAAATTTAACCGATAATGTAAACCGCTCTTTTGAGCACAAAGTAAAAGAATTTAACAAACAAATAATCAAACCAAAATGGTAAAAGATCAAATTATTACAGAAAATTACGCAATATATAACGGAGATTGTATGGAAGTATTGCCAACATTAGAAGATAAAAGTATCGATTTAGTTGTTTATAGCCCTCCATTTGCAGGACTATACAATTATTCAAGCTCAGAAAAAGATTTTTCTAACTGCGAAAGCAAAGAACAATTTTTAGAACAGTACGATTTTATGGTAAAAGAAATGTCAAGGATTACAAAAGATGGTCGTATTAATGCGGTTCACTGTACAGACGTTTTCGATAATACTTGCCGTCTTTGGGACTTTCCAAATGAAATAATTAGAATACATACGAAATATGGATTTGAATACCGTAACCGTATAACGATTTGGAAAGAACCTTTAAAAGTTCGTATGCGTACAATGGTACAATCTTTAATGCATAAGTTTATCGTTGAAGATTCTACAAAGTGCTTTACAGCTATGCCTGATTATATTTTAGTATTTACTAAAAAAGGAGAAAACCAAGTCCCGGTTACGCATCCTTTCGGAATGAATCATTATGCAGGTGAAATTCCAATCTTACCAAACATTTTAAGGGCTTGGAATAATGCTAATAATTCAAGTTTAAACGAAGTTGAGTTATGGGATCACTTAAATAATATTAACGAGGACGAAAAAATAACTAAACTTAATCATTATGTTTGGCAAAGATACGCGTCTAGTGTTTGGGATGATATTAGAATTGATAACGTTTTGCCTTTTAGAGACAGCAAAGAAGAGGACGACGAAAAACACGTACACCCGTTGCAATTAGATGTTATTGATAGGATTGTAGAATTATACAGTAATCCTGGAGAAGTTGTTTTAACTCCATTTATGGGAGTTGGAAGCGAAGTTTTTAGCCCGGTTTCTATGGGTAGAAAAGGTTTAGGTATCGAGTTAAAGGATAGTTATTTTAAACAAGCCAAACTAAACTTAATTGAAGCCTCGAAAAGATTTAAGAAAACAATTAAGCAGGAAAGTTTATTTGATTAATAATTTTTGTATATTTACACTTGTATTATTGGTGGAGCATTAATACACTGAAAAACATTATTGACTATCCTATCAGGGCGGAACTCCACTTCCAAACTGATAGGATTTTTTATATTAATATTATGGCAAAACTTGGTTATA